AAGAGAAAGCACATCATATCTGCGAGTATTGCGGTGGAAGAAACGGGCTTAACACTCATCATATTTATTCTCGAAGCAAAAAGAGTGTCAGATATGATTTAGATAATTCTTGCGTTTTATGTGTTGCGCATCATATATTCTCGAGTAAATTTAGCGCACACAAAACACCCGAAGAATTTCATTATTTTTTAGTAGAAAAAAGAGGACAAGAATTTATGGACAAATTAAGAGAAAAAGCCAATAGGTTAGAAGTATGAAACTAACAGCTGACTTTTTGGAATCAATTATTAAGCAATTATCATAATGGAAATACAACCGATAGTTTGCAACATAATGATTGACGGCAAAGGCAATCCTAAGATTAAAATAACCCAAGATAAACCTGAAGTAACATTTGAAATGCACACACAAGATATAAACCTGTTAAAAAGCTTAGTTGATAGAAATTGGGCGATAGTTCCCCTGGAGGAAAATGCCAACTGAAACAATAGGGAAAACACCGAATCAAAATAGTTTGGCTAATCTAAAACCTCATTGGGTTGAGGGACAAAGCGGAAACCCGAATGGCAGGCCTAGAAAAGAGTTTAGCTTAACTGAAGCTATGCGAGAGTTTATTGCTGAAGATGACCCCGATCGAAAGAAAGCTCGTAAAGATATTTTAGTTGAAAAAACTTATCAAATGGCACAGCGAGGGGACATATCAGCCATTAAAGAGATTTGGAATCGTTTAGAAGGATTACCGGCTGGTTCTGCGCCAAATGTCAATGTGGCAGTAGTCAACCAAACCCCCCTCACAGACGAGGATAAACTAGATTACTCCATAAGAATATGCAATCAGTTCTCAGACAAGATAGAAAGTGTTGATGGAAAGTTGAGGATGAAGTGAAGAAAGATATATTTTTCAGTAATATGAGCCACACTTATATTCTTGGAGAAAAAGCTGAGAATAATTGGTGGGACAAAAATAAACGAGTAGATATGTTGGAGGGAGAAGAAGCTGTAGAGTTTAATAATTTGATTGATGAGCTTAAGGACAACCTAAAGAGGAGAGAAAAATGAAGAAAGTATTAGAACATATCCTTGCCGAGTTAAACGGTTATATCAACTCGATTGATGATGCAGGAGCAACAACTGAACTACAACTGTTAAGAGAATATACAGAGGGTGTTCTAGACACTTTGGAAGACTAAATGAACACCGACCAACTCATTGAGGGGCAGATACGGCTGGAGAAGATACTCGCTAATAACGGGTATGTTCCACACCCGAAACAAAAGATACTCCACGATGATACTCATAGATATAAAATAGTCCGGTGTGGTAGGAGATTTGGCAAGAGTGTCTGGGCGGTCAATAAGCTTATTCAAGACGCTATCAGCAAGCAAGGTGATTACTGGATTGTTGGCCCAACATATCGTCAAATCAAAGAAATATCTTGGCGACTTTTGACTAAATATCTTCCACGAGAGTTAGTCAGTAAAACCAACGAGACGGAACTATCGGTAGAGCTTATCAACGGCTCAAGGATAGCTTTGAAAGGTTCTGACAATCCTGATAGTTTAAGAGGTGTGGGACTAGACGGGCTGATAATGGACGAGAGTGCTTTCATCGCTCCTTACGCTTGGGATGTTATCAGACCTATGCTCGCAGACAGGGAGGGTTGGGTAGTGTTTATCTCAACGCCCGATGGGTATAACTGGTTTTATGACCTTTATAATCAAGAGCAATCTAACGAGAATTATAAATCGTTTCATTTTACCTCATACGATAATCCTTATATCAAACAAACTGAAATAGACGAAGCCAAGACTACAATGAGTTCCGAAAGGTTTGAGCAAGAGTATATGGCCGAGTTTATGAAAAGAAGTGGTGCTATCTGGCCTACATTCTCAAGAGATATACATTGCGTTGACCGTAGAGAACCTAGTGGCACGATCTATGGTTCGATTGACTTCGGTTTTGCGATCGGCCACGAAACGGCCGTATTATGGCACGAGGTAACTTCTAACGGGGTTTATACCTTCGATGGGTTTGATGTATCACAAAAAGGTATCAAAGAGATTGATGAGCAAATGAAACCACAGACCAATGGGCTGGTCATTCAAGGGATATTTGCTGATCCGGCCAGACCTGATTTGATAGAAGAACTAAAACAATTTAACTGGCCTGTCTTGGAAACAAACAAAGATGTCGAGCTAGGAATAGCCAAAGTCCACGAGTATATGCAGTTTGATCCGATAAATAAAAAACCCAAGTGGACTATAAGTAAACATTTAACGAGAGCTATCGAACAGATTGAACAGTATGTTTGGACGGAGGTTAGGGGAACGGACGGGAAGTTTAAGCAAGTGCCTAAAAAAGAGAACGACAATTTTCCTGATTGTCTGCGCTATTTTATATTTAATTATTTGAACCAAAATCAAGAACCAACCTACATCCCACCGGTAGAACTTCTCGGTGGATTGGGTAAATCGAAAGGCCAATTTATATGAATATATTAATCACTGGTGGTTGCGGAAGTTTAGGAAAAGAATTTGTTAAGTATCTAAAAGATTTTAACTCAATCACAGTCATAGACAACAACGAGTGGGCGGTAGCAGAGTTTCAAAAACAATTTACTTGCAAGATTATTTTAGAGGACTTTAGTGAGTGGAAGTATGACCAAGACCCTTGCGATGCAATAATCCATTGCGCCGCCTACAAGCACTTGCCACTAGGCGAGGAGAATCCCAATTCATTTATAGATAATAATATAATCAAGACTCGTAAATTATTCGCTGAAGCGTACAAAAACAATGTTGATATATTATTTATCTCAACTGATAAGGCGGTCGAACCTTGCAACTTATACGGACATACCAAAGCTATTGGAGAGAAACTGTGTACTCACTACAACGGCTCTGTGGCGCGCTGTGGCAACTTTATTGGCTCAAGTGGCTCGGTGATACCTGTTTGGGAGAAGTGCTTGAAGGACAACGCTCCACTACCGGTTACTGACTTAGAGATGAAAAGGTTTATAATAGACCCTAAAGACGCTGTAAGAAAGATATGGGCTGGGTTCATTGCCGGTAAGAAGCTAATCATACCCGAGATGAAAGAGGTTAAGCTAACACATTTGATTCAAACGGTTCTGAAACTACACCGCAAACCACTTGATTATCCGATTAAGATAATAGGCCGAAGGAAGGGTGAAAAGATGACTGAAAAAATAAGGTGGGATCATGAACAAACAAACGATGAAAGCCACTATTAAATATATTGGTAGCGATAGCAATCCCTATGATGTGGTTGACCAGTTTGAAAGGGCAATAGCTGATTATTGTGGCGCTCCTTTCGCCACAGTAGTAAGCTCGGCATCCAATGCGATATTGCTTGCTTGTGATTATCTAAAAGTCAAAGAAGTAACAATTCCTAAACGGACGTATGTTAGTGTGCCGATGTCAATTATTCACGCTGGGGGAACAGTTAAGTTTGAAGAAAATAACACGTGGCAAGAAGATGGATATTATCAGTTGAAACCCTATCCTATTTGGGATTGTGCCAGACTTTGTACTTCTAATATGCATAAGAAGAATCAGTTTGAATGTATCTCGTTTCATTGGGGTAAAACTCTCAACTTAGGCCAAGGTGGTGCAATACTTACTGATGATAAAGAAGCGTATGAATGGTTTAAGAGAGCGAGATTTGATGGTCGAACACAAGGAGTTTCTCTCAAAACTGATAACTTTATTATGGGTTGGCATTGTTATATGAGTCCAAGAGATGCCGCCGATGGATTGACGAGATTACATTTCTTACCAAAACACAATAAACCGTTGCCGAAAGACGACTATCGTGATTTATCAAAAGTAAATATATTTAAGGGGCAATAAGTGTCATATCAAATATGATCGTTCCACAGAATGGGGATCGATTAAAAGGAGGTTCGCATGTTGATAGGTGTTGTAGGAAATTTAGGGTTTGTAGGAAAAGCAACAACGGATTTATTAGATGAAAAAGGAATCAAATGGGTTGGGTTTGATCTAATGTCTTCACAGGACATACGGGATAAACAACAGTTTCAATACTGGTGCGAGCATAATAAACCCGATAGGATTTTACTTTTGGCGGCTATCGCCCGCTTTGCTGATGCAGACAAAGACCCAAAACTTGCCTTTGAAACTAATGTTCTAGGGACAAAAAATGTCGTTGATGTTTGTAAAGAGTTTCATATTGCTTTAATTTACTCAAGTACAGGATCAGCGATAATGGACTTACAGGGTTATGAATCACCTTATAAAGAGGATATTCCAGCCAGAGGTAATAGCCCGTACGGATGTACGAAAGCAATCGCTGAATTTTACGTCAAAGAACATACTCCTCACATCATACTCCGATACGCCCATATTTATGGGATAGGCAAGGAAAGGCACGGGCTTATTGGTGGATTTTATGATAGAATCAAAAGAGGGTTAGAACCAACACTTTTTGGGGGTCTCCAGCAAAATGACTTCACATATATTTCAGATATTGTACAGGCAAATTACTTAGCATTGACCGCGCCGTGGAGTTCATTCAACCAAACTTATCATATTGGCACGGGCGTTCAGCTTACCGCCAAAGAGGCGGGAGATGTAATATGCAAGGTATTGGGTTATGGCGGAGAGATAGATATAAAACCAGCCAGAGGAGTCGATCCAGCCGATTTCTGTTTTGATATAACTAAAGCAAAAACAATGCTGGGATATGAACCTAAATTTACATTTAAGCAAGGTTTAGAAGATATGATAAAGAAAGGATGGAATGCCGAAAAAGAAGACAGGACATTATAATATTTGCCCAATATGCAAAGTAGAATTTTATGTCGAAAAACATAGAGAGGTTACTGGAAGGGGCGTATATTGCTCCAAAACTTGTTTTTATAAACGAGAAATTCATAACCAGAGAAAAGGTAAATCATTTCCCCATTTGCAAAGGGAGGGTGCTCCAAATTTTCAAGGTGGAAAAATCTTAAGACACGGCTATATTCACATTCTTTGTAGAGAACACCCGAACAAATATACGAATAATTATGTTCCAGAACATCATTTAATAATGGAAAAAGCAATTGGAAGATATTTGGACTTAAATCAAAGTGAGTGCGTTCATCATATTAATGGGATAAAAACTGACAATAGATTGGAAAATCTTATGTTGATGACAAGGCGTGAACACGACAAACTTCACGCACCAACCAAAAGGTTTTGGGAGAAATCACCTCTTTGGATTAAGGGGCAAAAATGAAAGTCAACGCTAAAGTCCACAATATGTGTTGGATAGGTGACGAAGTTGAAATAGGCGATGGTTCTAAAATACAAGCCTTTGCTTTTATACCCAATGGTGTGAAAATAGGCAAAAATTGTTTTATAGGGCCTCACGTCTGCTTTACAAATGACCTCTATCCTGCGGCGCAAGGTGTCTGGAACTTACTTAAAACGATCGTTGAAGATAATGTATCAATCGGTGCTAACTCAACAATTTTATGTGGTATAACTTTGCATAAAGGTTGCCGGATAGCGGCACACAGTATTGTTACCAAGGATGTACCAGAAGGAGAGTTATGGCTAAAAAAGTAATGACTCTAATGTGTGCCGATATATTTCATGTGGGACATCTTAACTTATTAGAAAGAGCTAAAAAATTAGGTGATGTTTTGATCGTTGGAATTCCGACAAATTGGACGATTGCAGAACATACTAAAAAGATTGATTTAGTCGTCCCAGCCGAAGAACGATTGAGAATTGTGCAGGCCATAGAGTGGGTGGATTTCGCTTATATTTACGCAGATGTGGAAAGTGCTGAAAAATCAATCGAATTGTTAAAACCCGATTTATATGTTAGAGGTGACGACTGGATAGATTTTCCCTGTAAAGCGAAGATTGAGAGCTTGGGGATACCAATTAAATATCTTCCTTACACGCGAGGTGTAAGTTCAACCGAAAGGAGAAAATGTATCAAACAATGATGAAAGCCAAGAGTATTTTAGACGAGCTAGAGATTCCATTCTGGCTAGACTGCGGAACATTGTTGTTTATGTATCGCAACAATACGCCAGATAAAACCGATACCGACTTTGCAATCCACGAAGACGATAGATTGAAACTGCTTGGTAACTTGGACAGATTCTTAAAAGAATTTACTCTCTGCAAGATATGGACTCACCCCAAGCAAGGTGTGGTTGAAGTGTCAATTATGGACGGAGATAATAAGGTGGACATATTTATCAAGTTTTTTAGAGGAGATGATGCGTTTCATATCTCCTGCCTGCCGGAGGGAGAATATCTGGTCGGCAAACAACCAAGCAAGTATTTTGATCCATTGGATCACCACTCCGTTGACGGAGAGGCGTACTGGAACATACCTAATGAGGTAGAGAATTATTTAGCAATGTATTATGGGGATGATTGGCGCACACCTAAACCTAACTGGAACTGGACTTGCGACGCGCCGTGCATTGATAAGGAGTTCAAAATATGACTGATGATGAAAAAGAATTGTTAAAGAAGATGCCTGTTATAGATATTGTGATGACACACAAGAATAGATTGGGTTATCTAAAAAGAACTTTGGACGCACTTTGGAAGCGAACCAAATCAAAATACACACTCTCAATAGTTGACGATGGCTCAACCGATGGTTCTCAAGAATATGTCCAAGAGCTTTACAACCAAGGTAAGTTAAAGTGCCTTATTTGCAAGAGAGAAAACTGGGGTTATTACTCGGCGATAAATTCTATCGTCTCGACTGTGGCATCGCCGTTTTTTGTTTTTATGACTGATGATACTATTTTGCCTGATGTCGAACCTGATTGGTTATTCAGATTGTGGCGGGAGTTCGACTGGTGTATTGAGTTGGGACTGTTGGGGCTTAATAATCCTACTGCAACGATCCAAGATAGGAACAAGTATAACAAAACCGAGACGATACAATTTGTCTCACAGATAAATTCCAATGTTCTGATGTTTAGAAATAGACCGGATATAGGATACGACCAGATTGTGTTCAGACCACTGCCACCCGATAAAAACCTTAAAGACGAGATGACGCCTTTTTCAGAAAATTGTATGCAAAGCGGTCATAAGCTTGGGTATCTTATGGACACATATAGTTTGCATATCGGGGAGAAAAGCACGATGGGTATTTATCTAAATGACGAATATCCTAAAGATACTTTTATTAAAGTAAATCCCAAAACTCTTGCTCCCAAAACTCTTGCTCCCATTTATTGAAAAAAATATGAATATAATAATCTTTTCGAAGAACCGTCCGGCACAGTTAGAACTTCTACTTCGTTCGATGAAGCGGTTTTTTAAGGAATACAAAGACAACCCGCCAACCGTACTGGTCAAGGCGGGCAGGTTTGGTGATGGTTATAAAAAACTAATGAAGATGTATCCCGAAGTGAAGTTTAGATTTGAGACAAACTTCAAACGAGATGTACTGGAACTTATTGGAGATAGTGAACTGACAGCGTTTGACTGTGATGACGATGTGTTTATAAGAGAGTGGAGTTTGAAGGATAGTCCTTTCTGGACACTTGAAACCCAACCTGACGTTATGTGTGTATCAATGCGTATGGATCATAACTATAATTTTTGTCTGGATAGTGATTCTTGGATGACGATTCCGACATTTGATAACAACACTTGGTCTTGGCAAATGTATAATCTCGACTGGGGATATCCTATGAGCGTTTTATTCAACGTATTTAGAACCAAAGAGATTAAACCACTGCTTGAGGACTTGAAGTTTGGCAATCCAAATACCCTCGAAGGTTCAATGGCTTCACGACCGCTACACCACCCATTGATGACTGGCTATGAGAGGGCGAGAAATATCAATTTACCACTGAATCTAGTTCAGACAGTCTGTAAAAATAAGGCAGGGAATATAAATATAGAGGAGGAGAATAGACGATTTATGAAAGGTGAGATACTGGATTTAGACTATGTGATTAAGCAAGCCAAGAAGTCGAACTCCTGCTTTATGATTCCTGAAATGAAATGGATTTCATCCTCAAAATAGAATATAAGACTTTAGACTATTCGCTTTTGGCAATGCAGATAGCGGAGTACGATATTATCTACCTTGCCAGCAGGTTCCATATCAAGGGACATACTAGGGAAGACATAGCCCAAGAGTTGAGATTGAAAATATGGCAGGCATTACCGTATTATGACCCAAATGTTTGTGGAATGCGTACTTGGGCGAGAAAAGTGATGAAAAATCATCTAAAAAACCTAAAAAGAGACATAGAACGCCACAAAAGGAAGATTTTATTGCATCAAGTTCCACTAAACGAGCTTATTTGCGAAGAATCTTGCGAAGAATCTGATGAATAAGTGTATATGTTTATATGGAAAGAAAATCGCAAGAAGCACTACTGGAAAAATATACCGCCGAGTTTTCGGATTGGTTGAATGTACTCTCGAAATATCACGACAATAGATTCAAAACCAACTATAGGCAATATACGGCCTATACGGAGACAAAAGGAACAGAGACTAAGATATCTGACCCAGTAGCTCCGGAAATGGTAGAAAGAGTAGTACAAAGGTTCTTTGAAAGAGACCCGAAGTTTGCCTCGTTTGCAGTTGGCAAGAATGTGCCAAAAGAGCTAACCCAAGTGATGAATGGGGTGGCTGAATATCACTGGAGTAACCCAGATATGGTGCAGGTTTCAGGAACTATGCGTTCCAGATTAAAGGTAGGCGGAAGAGAGTTTTGTATTATAGGTCAAACTGGCACGGAGTCATTTTACAACGTCAAGACTAACTCTCCGGATATGCGTGTTGTTCCTGTCGAGGATGTTATTTTTGATCCAGCCAAGACACTCAAAACTTCACCTATTTATTATGTTAGAAATTTTGTCAACTTGGACTACTTAAAAGACAACAAGGAAATAACCAAAGACGGCAAAACCTATGGCCTTTTCAAAAACATAAGCAAGTTAGAACGTCTTTTGAAGGAAGTTAAAAAGACTAAAGACGATCCGTCCTCAAACAGAATAAATAGATCAGGTTCTGATATTTATGATGCGACTGTTGGGAATATCGAACTTATAACCAGATATGAAGGTAAAGAAGTTTGCCGATTTATCAAGAATCTGGGTAAAGACGGTGAGGGGACGGTTATTGTTCAAGAGTTTACAAATGACGTTCTCGATGACGACCCGTTAGACTTTGCAATGGACATTGAAGTTCCGAAAGAACCTTATGCTTTTGGAATGTTAGACTTTCTCAATGGCCTAACGCACGCTAAAGACTTATTTTTGAACCAACTTGTAGATTATGGTTCTAAAGTCTTGAATCCACCTTTGTTTGTTGATCCAAACGTCCAGCCGATAAATAGGGCGACTTTAGCAAATGCTTGGAAGTTGGGCGGGATAGTAATGGCCTCGGATAAACAGGCGACACATAAATCAATGCCTCCGATCGGAAGTTTCGGATTCGATATGTTGGCCTACATCCAACAGAGATCGGAGTCAGTATCGGGGGTAGGTTCGTATCTGGGTGGAGTGCCGAATCAAGAATCAGACAAGACCAAGGGAACTAAAGGTGGGATTGAGATGATGCTCAACCAAGCGGTGTCTCCGGTCAAAGACCGACAGCTTAACTTGGAAGAATCAATCATTGAGCCGATGATAAACAAGTGGCTTAAAATATCCGCCGCTTTGATGAGTGAAGATGAGATCAAATATGTCTTTATAACCGGTCAGTCTCCTAAATGGGTAGGGATTACCAAGAACCTATTACAAGGCGAGATAAGAATGGTTGACCTCCTGGAAGCTGAGATAATAGATGAAGAAGAGGCAATGGAAATAGCCCGAACCTTGCTTGAAGAAGGCAAAGACCCCAAAACAGAGATTTTGATAGACGCCGACTGGCTGGTAAGAGTGGAGACCGGATCAATGGCCGAAGTTGATACTGAAAAAGAAATTACAAACTTTGAAAGATGGATAGCGTTTAATACTCAAATGGGTAAACAAATTGATGTTGAAAAAGTATCAAAAGAATTTGCTTTGAAAATTGGAATTAAAGAACCTGAACAGTATGACTCGCAAATGCCACCCGCACCACAAGACTTAGGGCAAGGTATGGGTGGGTTACCACAAGGGGCAGGGCAGGGTATGCCACCACAGATGCCACCACAAGGTGCGCCAATGCCACAACCTCAAGTAAATAGAATTATTCAATAAAAATGGAGGATATATGGAGGATTTGAAGAAGTTGAGAGGTTCGTTTGCTGTAAAGAAAGTTCTCATCACTGGGATATCTGGGTTTATCGGTTCACACCTAGCCAAACGTCTGTTAGACGAAGGGTTTGAGGTCGCTGGGATTATTAAGCAGTCAATAATGGAGAACCAAGTGATTAGAGACTTGAAAGGCAAGGTTGAGCTTTATACGGCAGATTTAACCGACTATCACTCATTAAGGTTCGTTCTAAAAGACTTCCACCCGACTTACATCTGTCATCTAGGAGCTATCACTCCTGTAAGTTATTCCTTCTCACACCCGATGGAAGTAACCAACGTAAACTATGTAGGGACTATCAATCTAGTTGAAGTGGCGTTGGTAGAAGTGCCTCAATTAGAAAAATTTATCTTCTCCGGTTCTATGGAAGAATACGGTCTCCAAGAACATAAACCTTTTACCGAAAATCTAAATCTTCACCCTCTATGCCCTTATGCGGTGGCTAAAGTCGCTTGTGAGAAGTATCTACAGTATATCTATATGACTACTGGTTATCCTACCGTTACATTGCGCCAGACCAACTGTTATGGAAGAAAAGAGAACAGTTACTTCGTGGTTGAAGCGATAGCAACCCAAATGATTAACAACCCTGATGAGGTAAATCTCGGAAGCAAAGAGCCGGTTAGAAACTTTATCTTCATAGACGATCTTATAGATTTATGGGTTGAAATAATCAAGTCAGACAACCAAGAGTTACTAGGCGAAGCATTTAATACTGGCCCAAGCAATGGAGTAACTATCGAAGAGTTGGCTCTCAAAATAGCTGAAAAGCTGAACTGGAAAGGAAAAATCAACTGGAACACTAGAGAAAAAAGAATAGGCGAGGTTATGTATCTTAACTCCGAAAACGACAAGATCACTAATACTCTGGGCTGGCAACCAAAAATTAGTTTAGATGAGGGATTGGACAAAGTAATTAAAATATGGAGGCAAAGTGGAAACTGAAGAAAAAAGGCAATTTGAACTTCTAAGATTGTTGTCCACTAGAGAAGAATTTAAAGAGTGGGTCAAATTAGTAGTAGAGCCGACAGTTAAACAAATAGAAGCTGATTTATATGAGAAAATGGAAAGTTTGTCGGAAGTAGAGTTGAGGGCAAGACTGAAGCACATTAACTCGATTAAGTATATGTTCGAGGACATCTTCGCAATTGTGCGTCAAAGGTTAAGCGAAGAAAAATAAGTGTATATGTTATCGAGGGAGTAATCCTTCGGGATTTGGCGCAAGCCACCTCCGGCTCCCTCACCGAACATTTAAAAACCAAATAATGGGACACGGCGTAAGCCACCCCAGAGAGGAATTATGGAAGACACAAAGGACACCCCAACTGATGAGGTAGCGCCTCAAGAAGTTGAGACCCCAAGTGAACAGGTAGCCGAAACCGAAATATCGGATGACGCCCCCGCCGAGACTGAAGCGGACACGGCTAAAGAAACTCCGGAAGACTGGCAAGCCAGATACAAGGAGGTGCAGTCATATGCTACCCGCACGGCGCAAGAGAATGCAGAATTGCGCAAAATGCAGGAGCGTATCGTTCCCCAGACACCTCAACAAGAGGTTCCGCAACTTGACCCTGATTCTGCTCAAGCGGTTGACGCTTATGTAGAGCAGAAGTTAAGGAACAAAAAAGCGGAAGAATTTGTCAACAGGCATCGAAAAGAGATAGTGGATGACCCTATCCTAGCTGGGACTATGATGAGATTGGTTGAACAAGCCAATGCTCGCGGTGAGTCCATAGACTATGAAGACATACTATCTCAATCTAAAAAGATGCTTGATGAACGAGTTAAACCTCAAGTTAAAGAGGCAAAACAAACGGGGGTTGATGAAGGAACAGAATTGGCTCGCAAGAAAGGCGAACTTGGAGCCATAGGAGAAACTGGCAAGCAACCAGAAGTTGACGAGTCAAAACTCTCCTCAAAAGAATACGCCAAACTTCACGGCCTTTCATACGAGGAATAGGTCGGCGTGATGTTTCAAGATAATAATATGAGTAAATAAAATGGTTAATGCTTATACAGCATCAACAGCTATCTCAACAATTCCACAGTATTACGACAAGAAGTTTCTTGAGAGATTAGAAGCAGTTCCGACAATGTACGAACTGCTTCCGAAGAAACCTATCCCTGAAGGTAATGGAATGACGATGTACTTCCCAAGGATGTCATCGTCTTCAACCACACCGTCAGCGTATAAGGGTATACAAGGAACGATAATGTCCACCGAGGGCGTTAATGACGTTCGCGTGTCGGCTACTCTTGAAACTTTCCGTAATGCAAAAGCTGTTTGGGATATTGCCAAACTCACCGCCCTCAATACCTATATGGATGAGGTCGTTGATGAGCAAGGCACTCAAGCTAGAAATATCATTGACAAAAGAATTCTCGAAGCGGCCTATGGATGTCCGATTGACACTGCTTACAACCTCTCCAACTTATTGGGTGGCGGTAATGTAGCGACTTTCTCGGCGATCTACCTGTCAGGCACGTACAATATGCCTGCGGTACACTCGACCGCGACTATCACAGCGGTAGCAATCCGAAGCTGGGTTAAGAAACTCCGCTCTAGGAATGTTGAAGGATTCTTCGATGATGGTATGTATCTGTTGGTTGTCCACTCCGATACGGAGATGGCAATTCAGGCAGACACGACTTGGCAAGCGGCTTACGCGTACACCGATCCAGAGAATATGAGAAAAGGTCTCTTCGGCACTTATGGTGGAGTCAAGATGGCGCGAAACAACAACATCTTGGTTTCAGCTTGCGGTTCTGCCGGTGCGACTCTCTACTTCTCGCTGT